GAGCTTGGTGACGAGCTTCATGAGAGGCGTGATGCCTGCTGGCATAGCAACAGTAGTGTGCATCTTAGACACCTGCCGGCCGATATCACAGCACGAATTGACATCTCCAAACCAGACATCAGGGCTGTAATACCGAGCGAGGAAGGTGACACCAAAACGGCCACGTAAAACTGTCTCACACTTCGCGACCTGCCCAACCTTAGCGGAAGCAGCCTCAAAGGCGCTCGCAGGCAAATTGGCAGTCAACCCATCATCACCACCATAAACACCGAGGGCGGAGTACGCCTGTTCAGGGGTGAGATGCTGGCTGCCATCGGCAGTCATGCGGAAAGCGAGAAAGTTAATGAACGCGTTTGCCACGCTATTGAAAGCGCTGGTCTCGGGCGAACCGGAATTGCGAGCAGTCCAGGTGTCATACTTGACACCATGGCGGGACACCGCTGGCAGGTTGTACTGGGTGCGATGGAGCTCTATGAGGGCCTCATGATACTGCTTGCCAAAGGCACGCAGCAACACTCGCCGCTCAAGCTCACGGAGCACACCAGAAACCCTGCCATCAAACCGGGAGAAATCCGTGGTGATAACATACTGAGGCGCACCATTGGTGCACACGTCAGCAACGCGTTGGGCAATCTCCCGAGGGGTCTTGCCGAAAGCGTACCACTTGACACGGTCCTCTTTCATCAGACTAGCAAGCGCATACATATAGCGCGAATACTCCACCTTGTCGTGGGTATTGATCGTGCTAATCATACGCGGGGGTTTTGGGTCCGGGTAAGCTTCCCGCTTCACAAACGATTTGATCAACCGGATGAAGGAAAAGGTCACCGCGGCGTCCTGCAACAACCGCCGTTGGGCCGGGCGGTTTTGGCGGTCGAGGACGTCTTCATATTCCATAGGATGCAACTGATGCGCGTGAGGAATGAACAACGCGCAAAACTCGTCGATGGCGAGCATCGTGGTGAGGTCGGGATCTAACTCCGTCCGAAGCTTGCTAATACGGTCCTCCACGCCAGCACGGTCGTTCGCCTCACAATCATCAGGTGAGAACGCGCCATGGACAAGGGGGGGCATATAAGCAACCAAACCAGGCTTGGCCGTATCATCGAAGTAGGCAGGGCGCATCTGGTATGACCGGACGCCATTGGCATTGGCGTGGATCACATCAGGAATGGCACCAGCTAACATACGGTGATACTCGACGAGGACTGCGGCATCCTCACGGCTCTCAACAATACCCATCACTTGTGGTATCGCGAGTGTCGTCGCTGAAATGCGCGCAATCGTGGCAATAGCGTCATCCTTCGCCGTCGGAATCGTGACGGCGAAATGGGAATTGACGCGTGCGGTGGACATGAGATCAGTTTTCTCAGTCACAACGCGCAGACGCACAAACTTGCCTGCAGCTGGCGTGTCAACGACAACGTTATGCCGGGCAAGCTTGGTATGGGACAACATGGATACAAACAACGCTCCAAGCCCCGTCCATGACGAGAGGGGCGTGAGGAGGATGACAGCACGATGCTTCGCGCTTGGGACCATTCGCCGGTCAACCAAGTAGACGGTGGTACGGCCACGGGGAAAAACCCGGGTGGGCCACTCGCCACGCAGGAGAGAGAACACTCCTGGCTCGAAGTCAGTCGCAGTCAAATTGTCAACCCCGTAATTCCACAGGAAATGGCGGTACGCCGACCCACCACTGACAGTGGTCACTAGCTGCCCATCTGCATCGAAGCAAAAAG